CGACTGGTGAAGTCCAATACTATCGGCAATTACAAGACTACCGAATATAACCGGAGACATTATACTTTCGTATATGTCAAAGCTAACAGCCTGAGCAATGAGATTATACTTACGCTGTCCATCTTGACTGATCAATGTGATATTCTTGATCTCTATGTCTCCAGGCATAATACCCGAAGATGAGCCTTTGCCGATATTATCGTTAATAATATCGGGTATAAGACCTAGTAATGACTTTTCAATGCTATTGACCAAATTGTTGATTAAGCTCATTAGAGTCTCATATTCCTTCTTAACTCGTCTTCCGCTTGACCAGCCAATCTTACGTCAATGAGTTTGATATCTCTCTTTGCTTCATTCAAATCATATTCATAATCATAGAAAGATGTTGCCGTCCAGTATAGAGGATCCGTTGCAGCTAATGACTCGCTTACTGTTGTTATAGTATCAACAGTAGCCGTAGCGGTGGATGTTTGCCCAGTAATTGTATTAGTCGCCGCGAATGCTCCAGTTACATGCTGGCAGATAACAGTCGTGGATGTAACTGCTGTTACAAACGCGTAGTTATTAACATTAACTCTTATCTCTTCACCAACAGTAAATGTACCGGTAATACCAGATAGATTTAGTATCTGTATTTTATTAGTAGCTAAGATATGATTGTCATTACGTCTTTTATATTGATACGGTTCGTATTGATTATTAACAACAGGGTCCCAATACTTTCTATAATTAAACGGTAATGCTTCATATACTTCTGGGGTGATTTTATCGGAATCATCATACCAATTCAGAGCGTAGTGTTTAATTTTACGGCGAGCAGTATCTTCCGCACCATACTTACTAACAATAAAGTAATAGAACTCTTCATCGTTTAATGGCATATCGTAGAATGGATCAACAATATCATTAGCATACCACAACAACCAGGTGTACCCTGGGTTGTCGTAATAAAAGTTTGATACTGTATCAGCTCTATCATATGGTTCCATGGTATACGGATAGAACACGAATTTATTATTCTTAGTTTTATCGTCAAGCTTCGAGCGCACTAAGAGATTCTTAGCAAGCTTACCATCATACGTTATAGTAGGGAGTTTATCGAAGTAGTTCATGTCGTTGTATTCTCTGGTGATGGTGTGTTTGATGTGTTAGTAGGCTCAAACACTTCATTGACGGTAGCCGTACCACGTTCGCCAATACTCTTGAGAACCTCTTCTTCCGCGCCACCTAACCCACCTCCATAATCATTAGAAAGCATATATTCGATTTCTTTAAAGTTAATAGTAAGTTGTGTAGCTACTGGCTCTTTTGTATCATGGAAAAAGGCGGGAACATTGCTGGGGTTATAGTTTGTATTAACCGAAGCTATAACACATTTTTTCATTTTAATAATACTTCTCTCAGTCCACCCCCATGGTGATGTTATGCTTCTAGAAGCAGATCCATCCCACGGATAAAAGTTAACTTGGCACATATATGGATAAGAAAGAATAGCGGCAGATCCTGTAATAGTGTTTTCAGGTAATGCACGTTTTTTAAGAGTGTTAATGAGAAAACGTATTTTAGCACTCTCTTCAGGAGACCTAGCATATAGTGTCCATGAGAATGTAAATTCTCTAAGCTGTGGACCAGTAAACATAATTGATGGGTTAGGGTTAGGTGCAACGCCTAACGATTGTTGGATTGCGGATGTAACCTGCTCTGGCGGAAATAGATCAGATGTAGCACTACCAGCGGCTGCGCCAGCAGCGTCACCAAATCCAGCACCCAGCGCGGACCCAGCTAAAGCTCCTACACCAGCGTTCATCAGTCTTGAAGCACCACCAGATACCATGCTGCCAGAATTTCTTAGCGCTGCAGCGCCAGCTCCTGATACTACTGCACCATTAAAAGCGTCCCCGACGGTGTTAAGATCCTGGCCTGAATAGTTTACTATAACATCATCGCGTAATTCAGCTGGGAGTGGCAAATATATTATTGTAGATGTTTTAAATTCAGATGAACTGAAGGGCTTGGGTCTTGAATAAGGCCCCATAGAAATACTCATATAATACTCGCCCAAATATGAGCCGGAGATGCCTAATGTTTCGTTTGCCATATATTAAATTACCGAAATGATAGTAAGACCGTCATCGTCTCTTTTTGATTTAATCTTCGTAGCAGGGTTGACCCGATTAATATAGTCGTGAATATTCTCACCAGCTGTACGGCGTAGCTTTGTTAGATCGGCCCCAGCAACACGGTTCACAACCTTACCGGCTAACGCAAAGAACTCATCAGAGCTACCTGAGATAATTGCATCGGTCTTCTGCGAGGAAAGTGCTTGAACGCTTTCATACGAAGTACCGATATTGAAAAGCGACTCAGCTACAGAGCTGGCTGTCTTATTAGCACTCATTGGAAGCCCACCGAGGATCTTACCAACAGCATCATCAACAAGACGGTCGACCGCTGATTTTCCTTTATCAGCGATGAAATTTCCTACATTAAAGCCCATGGTATTTCCTTATAAATACTTTACTTGCTCGGAACAATATTCGAGTCCATTATTATATTTATACAGGTTAATGTGAACAAATGGCGTATAAAGGACCTTTCAAACCAAAGAACCCCCAGAAGTATAAAGGTAATCCAACTAATATAACGTATCGTTCGCGCTGGGAATTGATGCTTATGCAGAAGTTCGATGCGCACCCAGACGTTTTAGAGTGGTCATCAGAAGAGATAATCATTCCGTATATTAGCCCTATCGATAATAAAATGCATCGATACTTCCCGGACTTCTATATCAAACGTAAAGGTATAGATGGTAAGATTGAATCTATGCTAATTGAAGTGAAGCCGTTCAATCAAACTAAACCACCTACCATACTTAAGAAGCCTACGCGCCGGTATATAACCGAAGTTCAAACCTACGGGATAAATAGCAGTAAGTGGAAGTACGCAGAAGCATACTGTATGGACCGCGGCTGGAAATTCGTTATTATTACAGAAAAAGATCTGGATCTAAAATTTTAAATGGCTAATGTTTTTGACACTATTATCACACAGGGTGTTCGCGCTGGACAAATACCAGCTCGAACTGATCGCGCGCGTACATGGTATCGCGATGCGGCAGCTGGTAAGAAGCGAGTCAATGAACGCAACATGATGAGAGATGCAGAGCGTCTCACCAATACGATTCTTCCCGGTCATATGTACATGTTCTTTTACGATCCAAAATACAAAGACACACTGCCATACTACGATAGGTTTCCACTCATATTTCCATTCAGAGTTGAATCAGATAGATTTTGGGGCATTAACCTCCACTATCTAAGCCTACAGCATAGAGCTATACTCATGGATGGTTTGTATGATCTAGCTAATAATAACCGTTACGATGAATCGACTAAACTACGTCTATCGTACGGTATGTTAAATAGAGCTGCTAAGTTTCGATATTTTAAGCCTTGTGTAAAGCAGTATTTGTTTGATAAAACACAATCACGCTTTATGTACATTTACCCATCTGAATGGGATATTGCTCTATTCCTGCCAACAGAGCGCTTTCAGAAGTCTACAAAGGGAAATGTACATAGACAGTCATCCCTACAAGTACAAGGCAATTAATAGATGTTTAATATTAAAGGTTTCATGTCTGAAATAAACACCGGCGGGGTACTAAGAACAAATAGGTACCATGTAACGTTTGCGGCGCCAGTATATCTCAGAGATGATGCACTTACATCTGCATTGAATGACAATAGCACATCAACCCCGTTAGATCGCATATCGCTTCGCTGCGAATCGGTTCAGCTCCCTGGGGTGACTATGGCAACGATCGATGGCGCGCCACCTCGTATGGGTTATGGTGCAGCTGAATCTATGCCGTATGGTACTGTGTTTGACGATATTACATTATCTTTTATTGTTGATGCAAAATCCGAAGTGCATAGATTCTTTTATAAATGGGTCAACACTATTGTTAATTTCCACTCACAAGGCCAATCAAAGCTGCGCGAAAGCTTAGGGCCTGTTAGAGGCATGAAGACATACGAAGTCGGCTATAAAAAGAACTTTACAACCGATTTAACAATTACAGTATATGACGGCGTGAATACAAGGACAGTAGAAAATGGACAGAACGTCTATCTTGTACAAGGTAAGCGTGTTATGGAAGTAAAGGTCTACAACGCATTTCCAAAGCTACTACCATCATTAGACATGTCCTGGGGGTCAAATGACGAGATTGTGCGGCTACAGATACCGTTCTCATATACCGACTTTGAAGTTCAATATCCACAAGAGGTTGCAGCACCAGCGGCTACAACACCAATAGCTTAATTAAACAAACTATATTATTGGAGTAAATTATGGCGTTACCAAAAATTGATAAACCGTTATTTGAAATGATGGTACCATCGCAAAACAAGAATATCATGTTTAGACCATTTGTCGTTAGAGAAGAAAAGATTCTACTAACAGCACAGCAAAGCGGCGCTGAGAAAGATATCATTCTCGCAATCAAGCAAGTACTACAAAACTGCGTACAAGATAGTGCTTTTGACGTTGATAAGCTCGCTACGTTTGATCTTGAGTATATGTTCTTGAAACTTCGTGCCCGTTCAGTTAATAACATTATCGAAGTAT